CAAGTTTTTTCAAACAAAAGACAAAGAATTAGTACCTATCGTAATTTGGCATTATATCCTTTCGTCCGTAAGTGTTTGACTATGATGGCTGACGAAGCCGTTTGTGAAAATTCACTTGGCGAAGTAGCTACATTTGATATTGATAGAGCTTTCAAATCCAAATTTACAGAAACTGAATTAATGACTTTGCGTGATGAGTTCAATTATGTTATTAATGAAGTATTCGGAAAAGACCAATTATGGTATTATTACTATAAATGGTTGGTTGACGCCGAATTATTCCTTGAAATTTGTTTGAACTCTAAAGGCGATAAAGTTGCAGGCATTAAATGTTTGCCACCTTACTGCACTATGTGTGTTTATGACGATGGTATTCTTCAAGGTTTCATTGAAGATGTTAAATTGTTAAATCCTGATTTAGATACAGAACCCAAATCATTTACACCAAACCAAGTAGCTTATATTAACTATGGATTTTGGGGTAACAATAAGAACGATATTCGCGGTCACTTGGAACCTGCAATCAGACCAATTAACCAACTTCGTGCTATTGAAGATGCTTTGACTGTTTACAGAATTACACGTGCTCCTGAAAAGAGAATTTTCAAGATTTACACAGGTAAACTTCCTACATCTAAGGTTCCTGAGTATATGCAGGAAATTCGTTCCAAATATCGTAAACAGTTGACTATTGACCCTGTAACTGGTATGATACAATCTAACAACAATGTTCAAGCTTTCGTAGAAGACTTCTGGTTGTCTATTGACTCTGATGGTCAGGGTTCTACTGTTGAAAGCTTTAAGGGTTCAACAGAATTTAGCGGACAGTTGGATGACGTTAAAATGTTCCGTGAACAAGTTGCTGATGCTCTTCAGGTCCCACCTAGCAGATGGCAAATGGGCGAAAGTGGTGGTTCTCCTTATACACAGGGTGTTGAAAGCCTTACCCTTGAAGAAGCATCTTTCCAAAAATTGAATAAAAGACTTCGTAGAAAATTTGCAGAAGTTATCTATCAAGTATTTCTAGTTCATTTACAGGTTCGTGGATATGATAGCAAGTATCTTGACAAAACCATTTATCATATTGACTTGATTCCAGCTACTGACTTTGAACTTATGCGTTCATTGTCAATGTGTGAAAAGAGAAGTGGTGTTGTTGGTTCTCTATCACAGTTCCTTCCTACATTGGATAATGTCAAACCTGGTTCCGAAAACCTTGGTCCTTTGTTCTCTCGTCAATTTTTCCTTGAAGATATTTTAGGCTTAACTTCCGAACAAAGAATTAGAAATGACAGACTTATTGCAGAAGAAACACAAGAAATTCTTGCTAAAGCTGAAGCTGCTAAGGAAGAAGGTGGCGATGAAAATGACGAAGAAGGAGACGATTTAGGTTTCTAATAGGAGAAAATTATGGCAATTTATTATTTTAAAGCAGAAGATTATAAGTTAGCGAAAGCATTTCATAAAGCCGGCGGAACTATATACAGCGAACACATGAGTTGGTCTGGTGACAAAACTTAAAGTATATTCATTTGATAAAAACAAAATTGAAATAGGTGATGATGAAGAACTTAAAAATGTAACACCGGACGATTTTAAACAACCAGTAATTTTCCGAGACTGGGTTTCAGATTTAGACATCAATGTTGTTGAATGGGATGAACTCGTTGATTATAACCAATTATATTGTTATGGATCTGATTTAGATGAATTTATGGAACGAAATGAAAGATATATGACTAATGATTATAAAATTCGTCAAGTTTTAGCTTATATGCAAGAACTTAAATTACATCCTAAAACGCTATTTGATTATTTAAAATCTGGTAAATAAAGTTTCACTCCCAGCTGAAAGACTCCGAACACGTTTCACCCGGTGGCTCTAACCAGAGCCACCATTTTTTATAAATACATTATAATGGGAGAAAATAAAATGGAAATAGAAATTGTTAAAGAAGCTCCAAAAGATTTTTTGACCTTTTTAGCTAGTTCACAAACAAATGAAATAGAAAAACTCTACACCTTTGCTGTGGATAGTTTGGTCTTTGCAGACAAAATTCACACTTACCACTGGTCTTGTCAATCCGGTTTCCAGCATACACAATTTGAAAATTTGTATGACTGTATTCGTGATTTTGCCGACAAGCTAGTTGAAACAGTCCTTTCTATGGGTGTGCCATTCAAATTAAATTCTAAAACTTATAATATGAATGACGAAATCTTTGATTTGGGAAATGCTCTTGTAAAAATTGAAGCATATCGTGATGAACTAGAAAATCTTAAAAGAGCATATAGTACAAAAATTAGTCTTGAAAATATCTTCGGTGATACCATTGAAGAAATAGACAAGATTATTGGTCTAATAAAGAACTTTAAGTAAGGAGTTTATATGAAATTAGATGATTACATTGTTCAAGAATTCCGTAAAGTAAAACCTGTTATCAATGAAAATATGGCTGAAGCAGGCGATACAGACGGATTTGAAGGTTCTCAATGGATGGGACCTCACCACCACAAGTATGTAATTTGGGATAATCAAACTGGTTATGGATATACTGGTGATGTGTTGTTGGATAACCCAGATCATAAAGAAGGTTTGGCTCCTTGTTGCGACCATATCCACTTGATTATGAATTGGGAAGTTATTCCACTTGGTGATATGCATTCACACAAACTATTGAAACCAGAACAGGTCGCCGTTGATACTGATATCGGTAGTGTACCTAGAGAAGCTTTCTTGAAATCATTACCTCCACAGCACGGTGGACAATAATTGGAAAGTCATAAATACATTAGAGAAGTTTAGGAGAAATTAAATATGTCAATGTCTAACAATATGTCTGTATTTACTACTTCCATTAAGAATTTGCCCGATCTGGCTAAAAATTATCTTTACCAGATTATCTTTGAATATGAAAGTGGTTCTGTATTGTCAAATGTTATTGGAACAGACGATTTTATGCTTCGTGCTAAAACCGCATCTATGCCACAGAAAGATTTTGGTGAACTCATCACCGAATATATGGGAACAAAATTAGTCTATCCTGGTAAGTCTACTATGGATGGTACATTTGACGTTCAATTTGACGAATTCCAAGATATGTACATCTCTAAGGCATTACATCGCTGGCAGAACTTACTATTCAATGGTGGATTCCAAAATGATATAGATGTCGGTGGTATTACAGGTGGTGCTAGTTCTAACTATCTTAAAGACTACTGTGCTACAGCTAGAGTAGTTCTTTATGATTCTGCTTTGAAACAAAAACTTCCTGTTGAATTCAAGTTCTACTATGTATGGCCGAAGACAGTTCAACAGACCGCTTTGGGTATGGAAAGTGCAGAAAAGGTTCAAAGAACTTGCACATTCCGTTATAGCACATTTGAGCTCTGTGCGACTGGCGAATAATTACATACAAATTCAAATATAAATAAAGGGACTACTTGTTAGTCCCTTTTTAAAGCAACAAAAAATTGCGTAAAATTTTTCATAAATACATAGTGTATAACACAAAAATGTTCACAGTAAATTGGAGGAAAATCTAATGGATAAAATTCTTGAAAAACTTGCTGGTGTTTTAACTGCTGAAGATTTGCAGGAAATTAAAGAATCCTTTGAATCCGCAGTAGAAGAAAGACTTCAGGCAAAATTAGAAGAAGAAAAACAAGCCATTGCCAAGAAAGCTGATGAATTTTGTAATCAAAAAATCAAAGAAGAGGTTGAAAAGAAAACCGTTGAATTGGAAAATCTCGCCAACCAGTATTGTGAAGAACGCTGTGCCAAAATCACTGAAAAGGCACAAGAAAAGCTTGATACCCAGTGTAAGAAATTGGAAGAAGCTGCTGAACAATACATCTATGAATACTTTGATGAAAAATTCACAGAAAAGTATGGTAAGGAACTTGAAGCACTTGAAGAAAAAGTTATTACTGGTTTAGACAAGTACCTTGAATATAACATCTCCGAAAAGATTAGTGAAAAGCTTATTAACAAGACTGCTATGACAGAAACATACGCTCCTATCATTGAAGGTATTCAACACCTATTTGAAGAACAGTATGTTCCAATGGATTTGACTGGTTCCAAGAAGTTGCGTGAAGCTAAAGCTGAAAACGCTGAATTGGAAAAGTCATTGAAAAAGCAGCTTGCTGAAAATATGCGTTTGATTGATCTTGTAGAAGATTCAACCAAGAAGGCTACTATCGCTGAAAAGACCTATGGATTGGATGCTACCCAAAAGGCCCGCGTTCAAAAGTTCTTTGAAAGCAAATCACTTTCCGAAACAAAGAAAGACATTGATGACTATGTTGAAATGATTACTGAACAATCTATCAATATGCGTAACAATCGTGCTAATTTGTTTGAAAAGAAGTCTCGCCCAGTATCCCGTGCTGCTAAAACAGAACAGGCTATTGAACGTGATGATTTAATAACTGAAAAATACAGAAAGCAGACTCCATCATCTAATCGTTTCCTTGACGAAGCCGCTAGATATATGGAAGAAGATTAACATACAAATTTTCAAATAAAAAAATTATAAATACAATATATAAACAAAACTCATTTATATAGGAGAATCAAAAATGAATACAATTAAAAACACATTGGTAGAAAACTTGGCTACTCAGGGTCAAGAAAAGCTATCAATCAATGGTATTAAAGATAAGTATATTCGTGAAAACATGAAGAAGCTTATGGAAAACCAAATCCGTCAGGATGTTGGCTCCGCTTTGAACGAAGACTTCACAATGGGTGTAGGTGCTCCACTTGGTGCTGACCAGGGTATCCCTCACGGTGGTGACGGTAAGGCTGTATTTGCTCCAATTTCTTTGGCTCTTGTCCGCCGTGTATTCCCACAGTTGTTTGCTAACGTTCTTGTTGGTGTCCAGCCACTCTCTGGCCCAGTTGGTTTGGCATTTGCTCTTCGTTATGTCTATAAAGATGCTGCAGACCCAACAAAGTTGGTTGAAGCCGCATGGAAGGCTGTTCCAGAATATTCTGGTTTCTCTGGCTCTACCGCTAACACAAGTGGTGCTCCAGATGCTGGTACTGGTGTTGATACACAGTCCGCTGAAGCTTGGAAGATTACTGGTGAGTATAACGAAATCCAGACCCACAATGACTTCTCAACAGGCCTTCGTGGTAAAATTCCTGAACTTGGTTTGATGTTCTCTCGTCAGTCCATCGTTGCCAAGACTCGTAAACTCGCTGCTTCTTTCTCTCTTGAATCTGCTGAAGATATTAAGAGAATGCAGGGTGTTGAAATGAGGCAAGAAATGGTTAATGTTCTTCAGTACGAAATGACTGCTGAAATTGACCGTGAAACTATTGCTCGTTGTAAGTCAATCTGTAAGCCAATCGTTTGTACCGCTGGTAAATCTGCTGATGTTGAAGACGGTTGGGTTGGTAGATGGTCTCAGGAAAGATATTCTCGTATCGTAGGTATCATTGTTAAGACTGCTAACGATATTGCTACTGCTACTCGTAGAGCTGCTGCTAATATCGCTGTAGTATCTCCAGATATGGCTTCTGTCCTTCAGCAAGCTGCTCCATTCTTCAATAAGGTTACCGGTGAAGTTAATGGCTCTACCGCTACACCTGAAATTGGTACATTGAATGGTTCTATCAAGGTCTACCGTGATAACTATGCTGTAAACGCTTTCACTGGTGTTGATAATGGTGAAGTATTGCTCGCCTATAAGGGTACCGGCGTATCCGACTGTGGTGTAGTATTCTGCCCATACGTCACTGGTGTTGTAAACCAGGCTATTGACCCTAACGACTTCTCTCCACGTGTTGGTGTTATGAGCCGTTACGCATTTGCCAATAACATGCTTGGTGCCGATAACTATTATCGTTTGCTCAAGTTTGATACTGGTGCAATCTGGGCTAAAGCTGGTGAAGGTTTCACATTCTAATTTAAACTGGAATATAGTCTAACATTTTAATTTAAGGAGAATAATATAATGAAGAATCCTACATCTAACGGAAACGATTTGTACCAAATTGGTAATGACTACCCACAGGCCCCAATTTCTAGTTACTTTGTTCCATCTTCTTACAAGGATGGTATCTACACAGAAATCGTTAATAGCGGTTACAAGACCACATCTCAAGACGGCTATGACGATTCATTCTTCTTGGGCAAAATCCCTGTTGGTTTGAATAAGAGAGTTTTCAATGTAGCTCAATCCGAATTTGACGTTGAAGCAACAGACGTTGTTCCATCTGGTGCACTTAGTGCAGTCTCTGGAGAATTGTTCTTTGCTGACGAATATGCAACTGGCGTTCTCTCTGCATTCCCACAAGACTAATCATTGGTGCTAAATCTTTGATTTAATAGACGGGTCCGAATGGACCCGTTTATTTTTTGCGTTTATAAATACTAT